AGGTGGAGAATGAGGACGGCACAACCACTGAGGAAAAATGGAATGCCTACCGTTTCAGGGATACAGGTGTTAACTTTTCCGAGAAATATATCCTCCCCGGTCAGGAGCTGAGGATACGTTTCGCGTCCGGGCTTCTCAACGGTCTGGAGTTCGCCGTGAAGTTCAATCCTGAGGGAAAGCCGGAGAAGCTGGAGGATGGCGGATGGAACCCTGAGGCACAGCTTTGGGAGATAGTCAGGAATGAGGACTACGGCAGACCACTTCCCGGCGATGTGCTCTTTCCCCAGGATGGAGATGAATATGTACTATCCGGCTGGGACAGCACGAAAATAACCGAACTGGGGCTTGTGGGTGCTGCAGAACAGGAACTGAAGGTCAAGACGGAAAAATACGCTTCCAAATCAAAGGTTGACCCGAGTACTTACGACTGCACGATGATGTCCGGTGACGCATACCGCGAGGACGGCATTCATAACCTCTACAGCATTGGTCAAAAGGTTAATCTTATTAACAAAGCCTATTTCGATAACGGAAGGCAGTCAAGGATTATCGGTTTTGAATTTAACTTGGATTTCCCGTTTGACTCACCTGTCTATACTGTTGGGGAAACCGCCTCCTATTCTCGTATCGGCGAGCTGGAGGAGAAGGTTGAGAGCCTTACCCTGAAAGGACAGACCTATACGGGCGGTGGTGGTAGCGGCGTGTATGTGATTGGAAGCCACGACTCAACCCCGGCGACAGACCATAACGTGTATTCCGCATTACGCTCGTTGAAAACTTTTCTTCGTAAAGATAAAGAAGATATCGCTAATGAGCTGATCACTTTTTTGAAAGGTCTTTTGATTGGTAAGAACGGTAGTGGAATTACTGTACTGGAAGATGGTACCTCTCAAGCCGTTGTTGACCGGCTTTATGTGAAGATTAAGGCTGTCTTTGATGAACTTGAAGTGAAAAAGAAAACGCATGTTGGTGGTGAGCAGATCATATCTCCGGCCGGAATGAAGTGTGTCCGTGTGGAGGAACTTGATGAGAGCTATCGCTGCTTTTTTTTGTCGGAAGTCGATGGTATTACAATCAATAACGAATTTACAGTCGGTACATTCGCTTTATCTCAAGAATTTAATATTAAAGAAGGAACATCTCACAATGTATCCAACCGCTACTACTGGCGCGAGGTGACAGGAGTAGGAGCTGACTATATTGACTTGAGCAAAACCAATGCCGACAAGGACAGTGATATTCCGGTTGCCGGTGATGATATTATTGGTTTGGGACACTTGACGGATATCACTCGTCAGGCAGCTATAATCCTTTCTTCTGTTAATGAAACTTCGCCTTCCATTATTTTCTATCAAGGTATCAACTCTTTCTCTCTTGCCGGGAAAGAAGTCATCGGGCTGGGCTTTGACAAGTCCACCGGACACGCCTATATCAATGTGTATGGTGATGCCTATATCGGTGCCAAGGATGAGAGCACTTACATCCGTTATACACAAAAAGGCGGTGTTGATATCAAGGGTATGTTCCATATCGAGCAGGGTTCCACCGGATGGCGTAATATGGAAGGTCTTCCGGATGAGATACAGGCGGCGGCTGATCTGGCCCAAGAGGCTAAGGATGCGATAGACAATGCCGCCGTTGGTAGTGTCAATCTGTTGCGCAATTCTGGATTTACGGGAGATTATGAAACAGAGGACCTGTCTGCCGCTACCGAGCTATCGGCGGATACCGAACTTTTTAGCAAGCAACTGGAATATTGGACGGGAGTGGCTACCGTATCTGCGGACAGTGATGCCGGCTCCGGGTACTCTGCCGCAATCGGTAGTTTGTCCCAGTCCGTATCATTGATTAAAGGAGAAAGTTATGTTATCAGTTATAAAGCAAAGGGTACGTCTGTGTCTGTTTCGTGCGGTTCTTTCAGTGTTTCTCAACCTCTCACATCCTCTTATCAGAGATATACCCATAAGATCACCTTCAATGGCAGTGGTATATTTCTTATCAGTGGTACCGCAACCGTTTGTGACCTTCAGTTAGAGCGTGGAACCATCGCTACTGACTGGAAGCCTTCAATTCTTGACAATGACAAGGCAACAGCCGGTTTCCAGTCAATCAATTATATCGCCAGCGCGATTAAGGATGGTTCTGTGGACATCCTTGGCGGTTTGATATTGGCCAATATGATCCAGTTAGGCAACTACAAGGATGGCAAGATGCAGAAGGTCACCGCCGGAGTTAGCGGCATATACAATGACGATGATGATGTGGCATTTTGGGCAGGTGGCACGTTACAACAAGCTATATTGACCGTGATGAGGTTTCGTAATGATCCGAATTATCAACCCACCGATGAAGAATGGGCGAATATGGCGAACTTCGTTGCCACTCATGGTGGCGATACGTTCTTGCGTGGCTATATTTATGCCTTGGGTGGTAAATTCAGAGGTGTGGTTGAAGCCTTGGGCGGATTTTTCCGCGGAAAAGTAGAAACATCTGTTGACGGGAAACGCATTGTCATTGATCCGGATAAAAATACTCTTGAAATGTACACGACTGAAGGACATACCACCTTGATATTAAGGTTCGACACATCATCGGACGGATGGGAATATGGTGATTTGATTTTGCGGAAATATGCAGGGGACCAATTGATACTAGAAACGACTGTATATCCGGAACGTATCAGAATACAGAATCATGTGGAAAATACGGATATCATTCTTAATCCCAATAACGTATCCTTCTATGGTTCTAAAGGCGAAACGCTGTTGGTTGGGATGAAACCGGTATATGACGGGGTGAGTGTGTCTAAGTATGTGGCCAATATTGAATGCAGTAATTGGTCGTCTAAAGATAACGTCAGTTCCGGGCAGGTATATGTGGAATATGAGACAGTAGAAGGAGTCGTGACAAACGGGACTTTAAAAGTAAAGAAGTGATATGGAACTGAATACTATTAACAAGACAGGTACTTGGAGTGAGGCGGCAGACCGTCTTAACAACAACTTTAGTAAGACTTCTACCGAACTAGAAAAGGTCAAGCAGAACGGTATCCGCAACAAGGGATTATTTTCTACTCTTAAATTGCTGGAAGAGGCTGTTCCATCTCCTGTTGTAGGTGACTGGGCTGTTGTGGGGGATACCATACCGGGCCCTATATATGAATGCAAGATAAAGGGGGCATGGAGTCCTACAGGCACGACAGGAGGTGGCGGAAGTGTTGACTTGAACGGATACCTGACAGCCGAGGAGATAGACGATGTAACATCAATATTATAAGAGTTATGATAAGAATTAATTATCAGTCCGATTTTAAAATCATAGAGAAGAGCCTGAATGGAGATATAAATACTCCCTTCCGGTTTACTTACCGCACAGTCCTGTCGGGGTGTGTTGTTGCGGAGTTTGACGGGCACGGGTACAAGAACTGCCGCAGGCTTGATGATGGTGGTCTGCTGGTCATTTTTGACAGGCATGGACTACGTCCCGGTGCTCTGTCGGTCAAACGCGAATACTATCTTTCCGATGCTGATTTTGCCGATGGCATCTGCAATCTTGTATCGGTGGAGAATACAGGTGTTATCCTCGTTGCCGGAAAGACGGATGAGAGCACGGCGGAGATCATTTCCTATCCGGATTATGCCGCATACAATGCGGTGCAGAGCGTCCCTCTGTCAGAGAGGGAGTATGATGATGTGCTGAGTGATTTTGTACCTCCTCTGCCACCGGAAGAGGAAGAATGATTTAATAGTTAAATAAATAATTAGTTACATAAAATAATAATCGCCTAAGTTCCCCCGGAACTTAGGCTAATAATAAGATACATTATGGTAAAAATGCATAAACTGACCAAGGGTGGACAAACCATTTATCCAGCTACCATCTATGATGCGGTGGTCAACCCCAAGACACGAAAGAGTCTGACCTCGGAACTTTCTGAAATAGATGCTAGAATATCAGGGAAAAAAGAATACTCTGTCGGAAAAAATATTATAAATCCATCGAATCTGACAGATGGATATTATTTGTGGCAAGACGGAAGTTTAAAACAGCTCTCCTCATATTGCGTAACAGTCTACATCTCCATAGAAGGCAATACACAATATCATATTAGTAAGACAGGTGTTGGTGGAGCATATCACGTTATCTTTGACGATAATTTAAAAGTATTGACTGCAATTAAGGACGGAACTGTTATCACCCCTGAAAATGCAGCTTATATAAGACTGTCAATATCTAAATCTCAGTTGGGTGCAGCGCAGATGGAGCTTGGAGATGTGGCAACATCCTATGAGCCTTTTACCGACAACTATGATAACGAGCAGAAGTTTGTGAGGCTTGAAACACAAATGGCGGCTGATAAGACAGAACTTGAAACACAAATGGCGGATAAGAAAAGTGTTTCGTTGGGTAAGAACTTATTTAACAAATTAACCGTAAAGAATGGGTATTATATTGATGCCTCAGGTAATTTAAAAACGAATTCGACCCTGTCTTTATCTCACTATATCAAAGTCAATCCAAATACATCATATTATATCCAAAATACGAATACGGGCGGTGCATCAAATGTCTGGTTTGACAAAGAATTTAATGCGATAGAAGAAGCGGCCAAATCAGGCGTGACTACCTCACCGTCAAACGCTGCTTACATCAGATTAAGCATATCAACTGCTGTCATTGATAATGCAATGTTCTTTGAGGGCGGCACTGCAACACCCTATGAGTCATATACAGAGAATTATGATAATGAGCAAAGGTTTGCGAAACAAGAAAAGGAGATAAATAATACTAATGCAACATTAGATACATTACAGAGTCAAATGCCTAAAGTGGTGGTCGGAAAAAACTTATTTGATCCGGATAAGGCAGGTAATGGATTTTTGCGTCAGAATGGAACAATTGCTAATAGTACCACTTATGTGACGTCCGATTATATAGCCGTAGAGGGGGAGAGGATGATAACAGCTCATCCCCTTGCTTTGGGACCAATTTATTTCAGTCAATACGATTCGGATAAGACATTCATAACTTCCACTCAAAATAAACAGACCTTAACCATTACACTGGAGAGTAATACAGCCTATGTCAGAGCGACATTCTTAGCTTCAAATTACAAGACAGAAGGACAGATTGAGTATGGTTCAACCGCAACTGAATACGAGCCTTTTCATTATGTAATTAGCGAGGAAAGTTTACCCGAAGGCATAGGCAGCGGAACGACACAGGATGAAGTTAAGCAAATTATAAATGAAGAAGTTTTCCCGGCAAAATTAGTATTGCCGTCCAGTTTGTATTTCAAAGCCAATCGGCAAAATAATTTATATTATAAGCAGGCTATAAAGTGCTCATGTCATGATAACTTTGATTTCTCAGTGTCAAACGCCACATTAAAGGTTTTCGACAGGCAATTGTCAGGGGTCCCCGTAGCTGCATCTGTTTTTAATAATAAGCTTACGCTTCGAAAATTTGGAAAATTGTTGCAAGAACTGCAAATCAAATTTAATATACTTGCCAATCCTTCATCCCATAAGACAGTTAAGATATTGGATAGTGGGGATAGTATATCTGATCTGGGTGGCTGGCAAGTTGAATTGAAAAATTTGCTTGAAGAAGATAATGTTACGGTTGAATATATCGGAACCATGATTAACCGCACTAAAACTACCGGTTCCAGTTATGCCGAAGATATTTGGGGTGAGGTACAGAGTGGTGGGAACATGTCCTTTATCACGGAACCCAAAGGGGCAGCAAAGATATTGACCGTTTCGGGGATTACAGAATTACCGGTTACAGGCTATCCCGGTACATCTTACTTGGATGGGAATAGTATATCTTGGGTAGTGAGAGGATTCAGACTGACAGCAGGGAGTGATGGTAAATATAGCGGAAAACTAAAATTGGGGAAATTCAGTTCAGACCCTAATTATGGTGATGGTACGGAAGATGATACGTCAGGAACAGGGAATTTCCCGTCAGGCGGTACAATCACAAAAACACAATCCGCTAATGGTAACACTTTGGCCGGTGATGCAACGATTACATACACATCTGCGGATGATGCGAGGTATAATCCGTTCTGGAATCCGTCAACTGATGAGTTGGATTTCAAATACTACTTCGATTATTGGGGATTTGATGCTCCTGACATCTTCATTCTCCAGTGGGGATACAACGAGGTAAAGTCTTATGAGGACGTAAATTCAGAAAGTGTACAGACTGCCAGATTACGTGCGAAACAAATTATTGATAAATTTCACAACCAGTATCCGGATACTAAATTCGTTTTTGGATTAGAGGTTTATGGTGCTGAACTTATGACTTTTTCGGGCGCTAGTAATAACAACAACAGCCCTAAGAAATATAGTGTATTGTCATTTGCCGAAGAAATCATATCACTGTTTGAAGGAAACGATGATACAGGTAATCCTTATAGCGACTATGTTACTCTTGTTCCTGTTTATGCGATGATGGACAATATATATGGATATGGCTCACTTTCTGAAAAATCACTATGTGACTTATACGGTGCAACTACGACAGTTCTACAAAATGGAAGAGACGGGGTTCATCCGAGTTATGATAGCGGTGGATTGCGTGAAATAGGAAGAGCGTATGAACCGGTTGTATTAGCTATTATAAATCTGTAGAATAACTCGGAAAATTATCAGTAACACTCAAAACATATATTTATGATACAAAAATTAATCATCAAAATAATGAATCATTTGTCCGTAGAAGTACATCCGGATGCGGAATGGTTTTAAACATAAGGGCTGACCTACACCAAGTTCAGCCCTTACATCATAGTTGATGGATTACTCTACTATTAAATACTTTATACCTGATCTTACTAAAACATAAGCATTAGTAGGATATTCTGATTTCGCCAATAATCCATCTACTGCCTTACAGTAATCTCCATCTTTAGGAAGATAGTTCTCTGAAACAAGAATATTATTTATTTCATACATGATATTTTTGGCACAAATAACTTTCCCGTCTGAGCTGTTGAACATAGCAACAGATTCAATTTTACCATTAGCCTTATCCCCATATAGATTCACCAAATTACCGGCTAATATCGAACTTTCAGTTTTATATGTCTGTGCAATATCCGTTATTTCATTAAAATACAGAGTTGGTTTGGGAAAATAAACAATACTATTCCCCCAGCCACTAATTTTCATCTTTACACCTGATTCTTTTAAGGAACCATTAAATAACGTTGAAAGCCCATAGAACTTGTTACCTATAAACCTGTAATCTATAAAACTATTTGGGGATGGAATATTTTCCGAGGGCAACACATTGGTTGCATCGGAATAAAAATAGCACCCTTTAAACAGGATAAAATGTCTTCCATATCCCATACTGCCAAAATGTCCTCTCAAGCATGGATTTATACAATTAGTAAAAATCAGATTCATGTTAGATGCAATATCTATACCTATTGCTTGGGAACCATACGGCCAGCTATCCGCAGCCTCTCCATTATTCTTTCCACTGTCGAATTCCACATTGTCAAACCATAATTTATTAGATTCGCTTTCTTTAATGCCATTAACATGCACGGTATATCTTACATTTTTCCCAAAAATATAAAAGTTGTGGAAACTGCAATTCCTAGTTTTTTTTATCAACAATGGATGTAAATTAGATACAGGAGTTGGAAAACCACTGTCAGGCATATCACATATTATTTTTGTAGCCCTATTACCAACACCGAACAAATGAATATTTTGCCTGTCAACCATTTCTATATAACAGACATAGTTTTCCTTTGATTCTCCCGATAACGGATCTTCCGTTGCAAAATGATTAAATGATGATGTCCTGAACTCCCCTACAGCAAAAATATACCATTGTTTGTCTGTATCTTTTGGTATGGAATTTATGGCCCTCTGAATGGAATTTACATTGGCTTTATATCCTACAAATATATTAATCCCGTCCTCAATAGCTTGAAATTGATTCGCCGTTTCCTGATTGGCATAACAATAGATAATATTACTTTTATAAACAATTCCATCAAGTCTATCTGTTATCTCCTTTATACTATCTTCGAAACCAGGCAATGATTCAGGTGAAATCTGAATATCAGGACTTAATTTTTTTCCTCCCCCCTCTATTCTCTTGACACTTGGAGTGCCTTCCAAATCATAGGCATTGCTTAATGTCCAAAGTATATAATTAAATGAGCCATCACAATAAATTTCATATTTTTTTGTCTCTGGTGAAGCCTCATTGATTAAGACTTCTGTTATTTTTCTTTCTACGGTTTTGGCAATTCTAAATACTGTTTGATTACTGACATTTGAAGAATCCAGTTTATACCTCAATCCTTTTGCCACAGGTATTCTTACAGACCAGTATCTTGCAGCAGTACCCAGTGTGCCTCCAGATGATATATAATCCTTAGACAAATAAGTGCTGTTGTAGATTTCTTCTTCTATCCCGCTTTCGGTTGTAATAATATTTGATACCTCTTCCTTTAAGCTTGTAAAGGATTTGTTTGTCTCAGTAATCTTGTCATTTAATTCTTCTATTGACGAGTCTAATATTACAAATTCAACAGATTCAGATTTTGTTAATGTAAAGTAAGCGGTAATGGCAGATTCCGGAGCCTCAATTACAGATTTTTCCCCAACAAATGTTTGGCTTGCTTTTAGCAAAATCCTATCGGATTCATCAACAAAAACATAGGCCCTAGCTTGTACAGAAACGCACTTTCCAGTAATCAGAAATCGATCTCCGGCTTTACATTCTAATTTTGTTGCTATGAATGTCGCATTGTTTGTGATTTTTTCTATACTTGATGCTATTTCTCCTTGATTACCATATACAATATAGGCCGTACTTTGATCAAAATTATCAATAATATTTTCTCCCTTTTTTTGATTAATAATATCCATTTTTAACTCGGAAAGTTCTGCTGTAAGACTCTTGCGTGTCTTGGGGTTGACCACAGCATCATAGATGGTAGCCGGATAAATGGTTTGTCCACCCTTGGTCAGTTTATGCATTTTTACCATAATGTATCTTATTATTAGCCTAAGTTCCGGGGGAACTTGGAAACAGCATTGGAAATGAATCAGATAAATTCTGTTCAAAAAATAGGGTAGAACAAAAGATATTTTTCTTAGGATTCTACCCACTTTCTACCATGTATCTATTTCTACTATTTTTTTAGGTGAAAAAGTTTGAAACAGGAATGTGATTTTTTATCTTTGCAGATGTGTAAGACCAAGAGCTTGTTGCGGATTAAATTCCGTAGCAGGCTCTTTTTTTTATTGTCATATCGTGGCAATGGATTTCGGGGCTTTGGCAGCGATGATGCAACGGATAGGGATACCTTTGAGGTGCGTATTTTTATAATTCAGATAAACAATAGACGAAATGGAATTAAACGACTGGTTGGCTATAATCGGGGCTTTCGGAGGATTGGAGGCTGTCCGCTGGGGTGTCACGTTCTGGGTGAACCGCAAGACTAACGCACGGAAAGAGGATGCGTCCGCCGATTCGATGGAGGATGAGAACGAGCGTAAGCAGGTTGACTGGCTGGAAGAACGCATCGCCCAGCGTGACGCCAAGATCGATGCGTTATACGTTGAGCTTCGTAATGAACAGTCTGATAAGCTGGCATGGATTCATAAGTGCCACGAGCTGGAACTGCAATTGAAAGATGCCGAGCATAACCGTTGTGACAGGCCTGACAGCGAATGCGGTCGTCGTATTCCACCACGCAGGACTACATTAATTAAAGATAAGGAGGAAAAGAAAAATGGCTGATGTGAAAAAACTTGCACCGTTTATCCTGAAGTGGGAAGGCGGTTTTGTAAATGACCCGGACGATTTAGGAGGGGCTACCAATATGGGTGTGACCATTGGAACTTATGAAGCGTATTGCCGAAAGAAAGGCTATCCCAAGCCTACGGTTGAAAGATTGAAAAACATCACGAAAGAGGAATGGACGGAGATTTTGAAAACCATGTATTGGGACAGGTGGAAAGCTGACGAAATTAAATCCCAATCCATAGCTGATATCCTTGTCGATTGGATCTGGGCAAGCGGAGTGCACGGTATCAAAATACCGCAGGATTTGATTGGCGTGATTCCTGATGGCATTGTCGGACCTAAAACGCTTGAAGCAATAAACAGGCAAAACCCTCGTGAACTGTTTGATCAGATCAAGATTGCACGGTTTGATTTCATCGAAAATATTTGTCGTCAGCGTCCGACCAATAATAAATTTAAGAGAGGGTGGATGAACCGCATAAATGATATCTCTTATGTTGGTTAGAGTTATGAACTGGGTAAGCCGGCATATATTGCTGGCTCCTTTCATGTGTCTGTTCCTGCTGTTCGGATCATGTGGCAGCTCG